GTGTTGATACCTCTGAGCAGAAGCTTCTTAAGCTCAATATGGCTATGATTGATGACGTTGCTAAGACTATCAATGAGTTCATGAAGGAGTTTAAGGCCATGCCCGAAGAAGAACGTCCTAAGGTACTGTTTGTGATCGACTCACTTGGCATGTTGTTGACTCCTACTGATGTTAATCAGTTTGAAGCCGGCGATCTTAAAGGTGACATGGGTCGTAAGCCCAAGGCACTGACCGCTCTTGTTCGTAACTGTGTCAATATGTTTGGTAGCTACAACGTAGGATTGGTTGCTACCAATCACACATACGCAAGCCAGGACATGTTTGACCCAGATGACAAGATTTCAGGCGGTCAAGGCTTCATCTATGCCTCAAGTATTGTAGTAGCAATGAAGAAACTCAAGCTCAAAGAGGACGAAGATGGTAACAAGGTCAGTGATGTCCTTGGTATTCGGTCGGCCTGTAAAGTTATGAAGACTCGTTATGCCAAACCGTTCGAAAGTGTACAGGTAAAAATTCCTTATTCAACAGGAATGGCACCAACTTCTGGTCTTTTGGACCTTTTTGAGAAAAAAGGGGTTGTGCAAAAGAGCGGAAATAAGTTACAATATATAAGTAAGGCTACAGGCGAAGTTATCTCAGAGTTTCGTAAGAACTGGACTGAAGATAAGCTCAAAATTATCATGAATGAGTGGGATGAGTCCTCTTTGTCTGTTAATACTTTGATTGAAACCGAGGAAGCATAATGGACGAGAGTTTAGTAATGGAACTTTGGGATACTTTTCGCGAGTATATTCCCGATAAAAACAAAGAAATGGCCGCAAGTCAATATGTTGATTTTCTTTTAGGTAAAGATATTGATGCCGGCACACTTGAAAGCTTCTTAGGCTATGATTCTTATCTTGATACGGCAATTCAAAACGTATTGGATGAAGAAAAAGAGTTCGAAGAAGAAGAAAACGAAGACTACTACGACGAAGATGAGGATTATTAATGAACTGGTATTCAAAGGTGAGTCAAGATATTGCTCATCTTCCCAGTTGCATTGATTATTACTTCAGTCAACTCAACGAAGCAAAGACAGAGGTCAAAATCTATGGTAACATAGAGAGGGCCTCTGCTTCGTTACCTGGGTTAGTTGAGCATCGATTTAATCAGCTTCAAGAAATTGAAGGTATTTTAGAGTATCTTAATATTGAACTAAGAAGAATTAGGTCAAAAACTTTTAAGAAGTACCTCGAAAACTATCAACGAGCATTGAGTAGTCGAGATGTTGAAAAATATGTCGATGGCGAAGCCGATGTAGTTGACATGGAAAAAATTATTAATGAGTTTGCCCTACTTCGCAATCAATGGCTTGGTATCATTAAAGGCCTTGACATCAAACAATGGCAGTTATCTAACATTATTAAACTAAGAACAGCAGGCATGGAGGATATACAGTTATGATCTACCTCGAAGACATGGTTGACTGTCTTGCTGGCGAAGGTAAATGGCTGTTTCAGCCTATTATTCCAAATATCAACCCTAAAGATAGAGTCTTAGTTAACAGTATTGCTAACCAGATTAACTATCTCGGTAAGAAATTGACCCAGAAACAGGCCAATGCTATGACAGGTATTTGCAGACGTTACCGTCAACAGTTAGAAATAGCATTTGGTCAAGATTTAGGTAACGTTTTACAGGCACCGACATCAAAATTAGGTATCAGAGTCTTGGAAGAATCCTCTAAGAAGATAGTTATTGATCCATCTGATCAGAAAAATATCAAAGTATTTTTTCCTTATGATGAGAAAAAGATTTCGGCTATCAAGTTATTGGCTAAAAATAAACCATTTGACTCAGGAACCTGGGACCAGGACGAAAAATGCTGGAAACTACCTCTTACAGAGACCAATATTCTGTTTTTAAACTCAAATGTTATCACTCCAGACTTTGAAGTATGTGAGTTGTACGAACAGTATGTGCAACAGATAGAAGAAATTTCTAAGAATGTCGAGGACCACATTCCTGTATTGGTAAAAGACAATGGGATCTATAAAATAGTTAACGCTCATCCATCAGTTCCTCAACCGACCGGCGAAGATTTGTTGGAAGCATTATTTTTTTGCAAACGTTATGGCATTTCTACCAAGAGCGAAGAAGTATATGCAGATATAGAAGCACTGAATCTTAAACCAATCACTAAAGAATTCATAGATGATGTGGGCAGAACGGCATTCAAAGTGGATTCTTCCAGGCATCCAATTGAAACGTTTGATGACATTGTAAAATTTTCCACTCCTATACTATTGATCATTCCTATTGGCCAAGAATTACCACAATTGAAGAAATGGTACAACTACTTTTCTTTAAGAAACATTGAAAAAAGTCAAATTAGTGTTATGTTCAGGACCGACAACTCTACCGATAAAGACTTCAACGATCTTGTTAGAGGCTTTGGATTGAATAATCCTATAACTGAGTCTACTAAAGTTGTCATCGTGAGTGTAAAATTACCTAAGCCAGTAGTAAAAAGCGGTATTAAGTTTAATGCTGTCATAAACTTGAATCCAGGCAGTAATGCACATTACACATTAAGCTCTTTTTTAAATGATCACCCCGATGTAATTTACTATTCGGACAAACTTAAACAACCACATTATGTCTAATTGTACTATTGTTATCAAAGATGAGGTCAATGTTAAGATAGAAGGCTTAGATTTAGATACTCGTAAAGATTTAGTCAAAAAATTCAAGTTTTTTGACCAGAAGGCGCGGTATCTGCCAGCCTATAGACTTGGAAGGTGGGATGGATGTACTTCATTTTTTGGCCTTGGCGGTGCAACTTTTATGAGCCTGCTTCCCGAGGTAGTTGAGATTTTACTTGCCAAGGGCTACGACCCAATCATTGATGATCGTCGCAATGCTACAGACCTAAAATTTGCCAAAATTTCCGAAGATTTTTGGGGGGATCAAACTTGGCCAGAGGGGCATCGATATGCAGGACAACCTATTAGGCTACGCGATGATCAAGTGGAAGTGGTAAACAAGTTCCTTGAAAACCCGCAATGCATACAAGAGATTGCTACTGGCTTCGGCAAGACCATTACCACTGCAACTTTGGCAAAAATCTGTGAAAAATATGGTCGAACTATCACTATTGTCCCGAACAAGAGCCTCGTCGAACAAACTGAAGAAGATTTTATCAATTGTAAATTAGATGTAGGTGTTTACTACGGTGACAGAAAAGAACTTGGACGAACACATACAATTTGCACATGGCAAAGTCTTAACATATTGGATAAAAAATCTAAAGAAGATGACGAATTGCTAAATTTAGCCGATTTTTTAGATGGTGTTCAAACCGTTATGGTTGACGAAGTACACATGGCCAAGGCAGATGTACTAAAAAAATTGCTAACACAAAACATGAGTAATGCTCCAATACGTTGGGGACTTACTGGAACAGTTCCAAAAGAAGATATTGATTTTCAAAATATACGTGCGGCATTGGGAGAAGTCGTTCATAGGGTAAAAGCTCATGAATTACAAGAAAAAGGAGTTCTCAGTGCCTGTCACGTAAATATTGTCCAAACACAAGAATGGAAAGAATTTGAAAACTATCAGGCCGAATTGAAATACTTGGTCACTAATGAAGACCGAATGGAATTTATTAGTAGCAAAATTAATAAAATCTCACAAAGTGGCAATACTCTTGTTCTTGTAGATCGCATTGAGTCGGGTAAATTTATTTGTGGTCAAATTCCTGATGCAGTTTTTATATCCGGTGAAGTAAAAACAAAAGATCGAAAAGAAGAATACAATGAAATTCAAACTGCTAACAACAAGATTATTGTGGCGACTTACGGTGTGGCCGCTGTGGGTATTAATATCCCTCGTATTTTTAATCTGGTTCTTTTGGAACCCGGAAAGAGCTTTGTTAGGGTTATCCAATCTATTGGGCGAGGCATTAGAAAAGCTGAAGATAAGGACCATGTAGAAATATGGGACTTGACAGCAAGCTCAAAATATGCTAAAAAACACTTAACAGATAGAAAAAGATT